GTCCGAACATCACGGGGGAAACTGTTGACATGCTGATGTGGAACTACAAACAAGCCTCGTTTTCAGGAGCGTTGTCTAGAGCTGGCAAGGGTCACGATAGCTGCGGCATGCAGGGCGGGAGCTATTTCGATCTCCTGTGCTTTGATGCGTCTGATTCCCAAAGCATGTATGGGTCATCGAACACCGTGCAGCCATCATCGGTACGCTTTTTCGCGTGCATCAAGACTTGATGCACAAGAGCGAACGGATCGCTGCGGGTTGAACGGTTGAAGAATGCCCGAAAACAGACGCAGACTTCGATGCGTCAAAATTAAGCGTGCCGCCTGGATCTCCGTGGCTAACACCTGACACGCCCCCGATTGATTGAGTTTTATCCCAATAAAACGGACCAGTTTGATTTGTATTAAGCCCGCCATACGAATTGGTAAGATCTTTCGCGGACGTTCTACCTGTGATGTTCGGTAAGCCCGCCGACACCGACTGACCGACCTCGCTCTTCGTATTCGTGCCCTCAAGGAATTTGTGGTGCAGGTTCGGCAGGTTGAACGTCGTCGAGCCGTTGCCCGAGCCGTACTTCGTTCCAATGACCGCAAAGAGTGCGGCATACGTCGTGCGGCTCACGGCCGCCCCGTTGCACTGAAGCCATCCTTCAGGAACCGTGTGAAAAGCCGAGATCATGCCCGTAGGAACCGACAACGGCTTGAGCTTCGGAAGCATCTCGGCGAGCGCCTGCTTGATCTGAGCAAGAGAAGGATTTGAAATAGCCATAATTTACTCCGAGAAAGGCTGAGTCGTGCCGCCCAACTTGGCGACAGCATTCGAGAGCTGAGAGAGAATCGTCTTGACCTGCATGAGCTCAGCAGCGACCTCGCCGCCGACAAGGTGGCCGCCCTTCGTAGAGCCATCGCCCACGTAGAGGCCCAAGGTCTCGCTATTGAGCGCAAGCTCGCCCTTCGCAAGCGTCACGCCTGCAAGCTCAGACGTCGTGAAGGTCTTCAGGCAGAGCGTCACGCCGCCGCCCTTGAGGTCGATCGACGTCGCGAGCTTCTGAGCCGTGACCGAGCGATCGGCCAGAGCGGTCGCAGGGATCGTGCCTGCTTTGAGGACAGAGCCCTTCAAAGTGTTGTCCTTCGCCCAATTGAAGCTCTGGACAGCAGAAAGAAATTCCGTCGTCGAAGGCGGCTCGGACGGCTTCATGCCTGCGGCATCGAGCATCGTCATGCGCATCTGATCGATGACGTGGAACCATGCGGCACCCGGATAGGTCGCGGGCGTGCCCGTCTGCGGGTTGCCGCTCGTCGGGTAACCCTTGGATGAAAGAGTCGACAGTTCAGGCGGCGACTCAATCGCGCCAGACTGCCAGTATCCTTGGCTCATCGCTTATCTCCGTAGAAGAAAATCACAAAAACATGAGCCGGGGCCAAGGCTCTGATCATGCACTCGAGAAGCGCATTGCCCCATCGTCCGAGCGGCTCGTCAACGCCGCAGGACACATCGAAATACCTGAGCCCGCCGTCCTCTTCGATCGAGATGATGAGCGTCATCACGCTCGACCAGGAATCGTCGAAAAGACCGTGATCGACGCGGCTGTCACAAGTGAAAGGCTTCGTCGACTCGACCTTGGCGTGAAAACCGAGCGTCCCCGCGAGGCTCTCGAAGAAGGCGGCCGTCAAGCCAAGATTTGATGTGATCTTGGCGAGGAGCTCCTGTCGCATTTGCTCACGACTTGGATCGGCGATTGCCGCAAGACACTCGCTCGGTATGCCCCACTCCTCGAACCAGAGAGACAGCTCCTCGATCGAGGTGCGCGGGTCTGACTCCTCGATGACGGCGTGTGCGCGTTCGTCGACGCGGGCCGCCTCCATCGCAAGCGCGTAGAGCACCGCGTCAATCGTGCTGCCGACTCGTCGAGCCCAGATCGGGCCTCTAGGAAGCAGTGCGTTGACGAGGTGCGTGTAGTGAGATTCAGTCAGCGCCATACGATCACTCCCACGTGATCTTTCCCGGCACCAAGATCTCGCCCGTCTTGGTCGGGACGTCTTCAGTCGGACTGATGAGGCGATAGGAGCTCACCTCACCGACCGAAGAGATCGCGCGGTCAAGAGACGTGCGCAGAATCGGACCGCCCGGGACAGCCTCAGAGAGAATCACGCCCTCGATCGCGTTCTTGATCTTCGCCTTGATCTTCTCGTCTTCCGGGAAGACATCGAGCGTGATGTCGAGCTTTTTCGGGATCGGGGCTTCGACGTGAAGGACGGCGGTCACAGGCATCTGGTGCTCGATGTAGTCCGTGACGCGTTCGATCATCGTCTGGTTCGGGATGCCGTTCTCGGTCATCCCATCCGTCATGAAGCGGACAGTCACGTGACCCTGCCCAAGCTCCTGCGGATAGCACCACGCGCGCGTGACGCCACTGACTGCGAGAGCCCAAGAGACATAGTCGGCCTTCGTCCCCGCCTTCGGAGGATTCTTCTGCCTTTGAAGAAGACGGTCACGAAGCGACTCGTCGTCTTCTGCATCAGCCCCGCCCGTGAGTTCGCCTGCGGTACACGTCGACTGGACACCCGCGATCGGAGAGATCAAGCGAAGCTCCATGCCGGCAGAGGCATTGCCGTTTGATCCGGCCGCAACGGCCCTGATCGGCGCAACGCCATCAACGCTTTTAGCAGTCGTGATGTAGATCACATCGTCGTCAGTCTGGATCTGAGTGCCGGACGGCACGTCAGACTCACCGACAAAAGTCACTGTGCCGGTCGCGCTCGAGGCCTGCTTGCGATAGATGCCGTACTCAGACGCTCTGCGCTCCAGATATGCACCTTCAGCCGTCGAGCTGAAAACCTGTCGAAGCACAAAGGAGATGCGTCCATGAAGAGCATGCGACACGCCAGCAATAACGCGGCTGAGCACAGGCACGAGCGTCCAGCGCATCGCTTTCTTGCCCATGCGGCTTTCAGCGTCCGACTGGATGCGAGCGATCAGCTCTTGAATCGTTGGTCTCTCAAACGCCATTTAATACGTCCTTAAAAACCGCATCAAAAGCTCTTTCGCTTTGACGCTTGAAACAAACAACGTGAAGGTCAAGCCTCTCAATACCGCCGCGCTCTGCGCGGACCTCGATGCCTTCAACTAGATGGTCATCGATCAGCCACTGGAGAGCTTGCTTTGCGTACTCCTCAGCACGTCGCATTACGCTCGGCAAAACCTTTTCGCGTTGAAGAAGCCAGAGACGTGAGCCGATACGATCGCCTTGAACACTTGCGAAGGTATCGCCCCACCACCCCTGACGCTTCGGTGCTTTGATGCCGTCATCGTCCTCCGACTTGCGCCAAGAAAACAGGCTGATCAGCACAGCTTGCACCAGCTCATCAGCCTGAAAATTCGAGATGTCAGCTTCCTGACCGTTGATCATGAGTTCCATGATTTACCCCTCAGTGCGGCCCAGAAGTTTCTGCACGATCACCCTGTTCTGTATGCGTGTGAGACGTGAGCGAGATGCCGCTGGCCGTAACGTCGCCTGTCGTAGTGAGAGAACCCTCGACGCTTGCGCCGGATCCGCCGCTGACCGCAAGGCCGCCGAGAACGGTCAAGCTCTTATCGATCGTCGTTGCACCGGTGACATGAAGCGTCGCAGAGTCAATCGTGACTGCCGCGGCCTTCAGCGCGGCGTTACCGCTCACAGTTACAGAAGCATCACCGCCGACGGTTTCTGTGACGTTGCCGCCAACATTTGCCGTGACGTTTCCGCCCACAGTAATCTCTACATCTTTGTCAACAGTTGCATGCAGCCAACCAGGCGTGTAGACCTCAAGGCCTTCGCGCGTGAGATGGACCTTCTGACCGAGATCATCAAAGATTGCGACTTCGCCAGTCTTGAGCGGCTTCAGTCGATAGCGTCGATCTGCAATCGTGAAAACAATCCCGTGCGATCGATCACCATCAAAAAAGAGCGTGAAAGCCTCTGCCTCTGGATGCGGCTCACTCGAGAAGCCGTAAGGTTCGACATGCTCGAGGTCATCGCGTATCTCATCCGCTAGAAGTCGGACCTGCACGGCTCGCATCTTCTTTGCACCATCCGCAAGCGTCATGACGCCGCGAGCGAAGAAATCAGAAATACTGCTCATAAAAAAAGCGACCGTATTGCTACGATCGCTCGATTTTGTTGGCTTGATGGTCAGCGCTTGCGCTCCCACGTGTCCTTGTCAACTTGCGTCCATTCTTCAGTGTCTGAAGATCCGTGACGCCAGACTGTGACGGCCCCGTCAATGTTCTTGTGGACCTTCTCGACTTGACCGACGCGATTGGCATCGACAGGTCGACCGCCTCCCGTATTGCCTGGCTCTCTGTGGTACTTCAGACAATCGGACCACATTCCGTACTTGTTCCATCCGGCTTCGTCGCAGACAACGCCGGCAAAGCAAGCACTCTGTAATGACATAAGAACAAGAAGCAATGCAAGCCGTTTCATTTGACAACCCCCACCCACGGATTCGCCTTCTTCTCTCCGTCAGAGGACGAACCTTCGCGCTTATAGCCGTCACGGCCCAGCACGGTCAGCGTCGTTGTCATGCCTTGACTGGACAGAGAAAAGGAGAGCTTGGAAATTAGCAAGTTATTCTCTATACCTAGCAGTCTATCAGCGACGCGAACCATCGAATTGACCTTCCACAAGCTTCCGTCGCTTTGACGCCAGCCTTGAACCGTGTACGTCGCCGCCGTGTACTGGGCTTCGCGGTACCGCTTCTCGAAGTCCGCTCGCTTGCTGCAAGTGGAATTCGTGCTTTGGCCCTTGTCCTTGATGACCAGCAAACGATTGCGCTTCATCAGACTCGAGTCGACAATGCCCTTGTCCTCTGCCGCGGTCCGACCGAAGTCAGTATCAGTACCTGCATGCTGACCAAGGACGACGTACCGGCTGTAGAGCTTCGATGCGTCGTAGTTGGCACTGCCGGCAAGAATGTTTTTGCCAAGCTCAAGCGCATCGGCACAGTCGCCTGCATCACCCGGCTCGACGATAACCAGATCACCAGCTTCGTCATCCATGACGACAAGATTGTCTTTTGTGATCAACCTGTTGATCGACTTGTGAACAGTTTCGCCGGGAACGACAGTGTGATCAGAAAGTTTGTCACCGACTAACGGAGTTGCATGAACAGCGATACTGTAAGGCGCAGTCAGCGAAGCGATGATTTCCGACGTCTTCAAGTTTTTCCATGAAGTCGTTTTGATCGTCGCAGGGCTGACCGTCGCCTTCTTTCCGTCATTGCCGACCACGACACCGGCCCAAGAGTTACTTGAGCTTGAGTCTGCGCCGTACTTTGCGACGGGGCAGCAGTCAACCAGATCAACAGTTTTTGACTTGCCGTCAACGGCGACGGTGATCGCGGTCCCGTTGTATGAGACGTTCACGTGATCGATGTATCCAGTACAAACAAGATCGTCGTCAATGAAGAGTTGAACAAGATCCCCGTTTCGAAGGCGATGGAAGTCTGTGTTGCCGGGAAATGTGTCAGTCACAGAAAGCTTGAAGCCTCTTGCGATTTGATCCATTCCGATATCGACTTTTACCGACTTCCAGCCACCGTATCTCTTTCCGGATACACGTACTTCAACGCGGTTATTCATCTTCCATCACCTTCAGCTCATCAGCCGAGCAAAACCCTTCGTGCTCCACGGCGTTTCTGATCGCAATCTCTTGATCACGAGTTGCGTCGTCGTGGAAGTCATACGCATGAACTAGCGCAGGAAGCACTTCACCCGGCTCGACCACGACAAGCCGACAGCTGTCGTCAGCGCGATCGGTCAGAGCGTCAAAAACCGCCACACGTGCTTTCTCAAGCGCGAGATACGTCTCGTCTGATGTCGTCATCAGAAGCTCTGCATCGATCACCTCTAGCAGTCCTTGCCTCAGCAGAACAAGATCGTCATAAGACTTCGACACTGTCGACTTAAGAGACTCAGACGTTTGAACGTCATCTTCTACCGGCATTGCTTGATCGGAACTTGTACCAACGACGGCACTCACGCCGACCATTTGCGCGATCATCGTCTGACGGATCAGTGACTCAACTGCCGCACGGTTTTGAAGCACTGCACGTCGAGCGTTCGACAGAACCAGACCGTTTGTCTTTGCCTGTGCCAGCTCCTTCGTCCCCTCGCGCAACTTTTCGCGTTGCGTAAGGTTCTTAAGTTGCTTTGCGACACCAGACCAAGCTCGAGCAGACGAGGCGACACGAGACAGGCCAAGCGCCCCCACTAGCTTCGATGCGAATTGCTTCGGATCCGTGCTGATGAGCGACAGACCTTTCGACGCCAGAGTGCTGATCTCGTCAACCTTGTCGAACACGACTGCCAAGTCAGAGTTGCTAATGATGCCGAGCTTGTCGAGCAAGTCACCAGACAGCGCAGCATCGACCCACTCGCTAGCAAAACTCAGGTCGATCGAGTCACAGAAGGACTTGATCGCAGAGTCTTCAAGCTCATCCGCAGCCTGAAAGGCTTTCGTGAAAGAGTCGCTTCCAGTCTTCGGGAACTCAAGCTCACCAGACTCGACGGCATTGAGAACGACGCTCGCAGTCCTGGTTGAGTCAGTGAAAGTGATCGTCGAAACTTGTTCGAGCGAGCACTTCATTTCTCCAAGATGCGGATGCACGAGAGTGCCGGCCCCCGGCTCTTCGATCGCACTGATCAGCTTTTCAGCCTGCTCGATGTAGTCGTCACCGACAACGAAAGCAGTGAAAGTGAGCTTTCTCGTCGCGCGCCCGATGTCCTCGACGTACGGCTTATCACGTTGCGGGTATTCATGAGTGACCGTGCGGCGTCCGACTTTCAGGTCAACTTTCGTAACATGAAAGGGAACTCCGCGGAACGACGCCTCATAAAGAGTTTTTTCTTCTGCCATCAGTAATCCTCCGCAAATCTATCGGAGTAGCCGACATTGCCGACAAGCTTCATGCCGTCAGCTGACATGCCTGCAAGCTGTGCCGTCGTGCCGGGCGAAGCGGCCACACGCACGAGCATCTGACCGCTCATGCGAGTTCTGCTTTCAGGCTCGATCGTCACAGGTGCGAGATCGACTGGACGCTCTGCACTCTGCACTCTATCGTTTTGAGTAGTACTGCTGCCACCGATCATCTTCTTCACGAAGTCTGGCAGGAAGCTCGAGAAATCAAGATTGGCGAAGAAGTCGGAGATAAACGAACCGATGCCGCGGACAGTTTGCTTGACGCTCTCGTACCACGCCACGGCCGCCTTGCTCCACGCATCCGGCAGAAGATTGAAGGACGCGAGCGCCAGATCATCGAGACCGCCGAAAAGCGTCTTGAAGTCCCCGCGGAAAAGGCCCGTGGCAGTCGTCAGGATCGCACCGGCTACAGCCCCAAACTTCTTTTTGCAGACATCAAAAGCGCCGGCTGCGAAGTCGACAACAGAACCGATCGACTCTGTAATGACTGGACCGATGCGATCCCAGTTTGCGATGACGACGCCAGCCGCGAGAGCAAGCGCACCAAGCGCCCAACCGATCGGACCCATCGACGTCGTGGCAACTACGCCGAAAGCCTTCGCGGCAGTCGCGACAGCACCGAAAGACTGGGCCAGTCCGATGACGCTGGATCCCAGAGACACCACAGCCATGATGCTCTTGCCGGCAATGAGTGCGCCCATGCCGTAAAGGACCGTATTGAAGCCGCCGATTGCGTTGAACGCCCTAACCGCATAGTCTGCGATTGTCAGGATCGCGGACGCAATGCCCTCGAAGTCGATTTGGCCGACGGCATCGGCAAACGATCGAGCGACCTTTTCAAACCTTTCCCCAAGCGCTCCCTTATTGGCCGCGGCCAGATCGCGGAAGCGGTCCGACATGCTGATGACAATAGGGGACAAGCGGTAGCCGATCTCATGACCGACCGCCGTGACGCTGGCCTTCATGTCATCCATGTGGTCCGTCATCTGGGCCGCGGCCGCGACAGCATCCTCATTCATGACCAGACCAAGGTCGCGCGCCTGCTTGGCCATGTCGTCAAGCCCCTGCGCGCCGCCTGAGAGCATGGGGATCAGCTTGCGCCCGCTGTCGCCCATAAGAACCATGGCCATCTTTGTACGAAGGGCGGGATCCTCGTTGCGTTGGATCGCATCCGCCAACTCCTCAAAGATATCGGAAGCGGGTCGAATCTTGCCGGAAGCGTCATTCACGGAGATCCCCAGGGCCGAGAAGAGCTGCGCGGCATCGCCGGTATCGCCTCCGGCCACCTCTGCGATCTTCTCAGACAAATCCTTCAGCGCATCCTCCAGATCCTCTGGGGCTGCGCCTGCATGCGTTGCGGCGAAGCTCCACTCCTGAAGCTTCACGGCCGAGATGCCGATGCGCGCGGACATCTTGTCGAGGCTGTCGCCAGCCTGAGCGAACCCCGTCACCGCAGACTGAAGGCTGAAGCCTACTGCTCCGGCTACGGCCGCAAACGGCGCGCCTACCGACTGAGCAACGCCCTGCGCCTCGCTCGCAAAGACCTTGACCGATCGCTGAGCAAGCTTGAGCTTTCGGTTGAGGTCATCGAATTCAGTCGAGTTGACCGCCTTCTTGAAACCCTTCCACTTCTGAGAGGCGACGGCCAAGACGGGCGACATCGTATCGCGCACCGCCAAAATAGCGGTCAGCCTGAAATCCTTATTCGCCATTAAGTTTCTCCTGAATGCGATTCCACTGATCGACGTAGAGCCTCAGCTCAGAGAGCGGAAGCTCTAGCGCGTCCCCAGGCCGAAGCCGCCACCAATAAGCGACTTCAAAAGCCAGGTTGATCAGCTCTGCTGCTGAGGCTCGCGGGAAGGCGTAAAAAAAGCGACAACGCGATACAGAAGCATCGTGTAGTCGCTCAGTGCGATCTTCTCGACGACGCTCGGCGGAATGCACGCGAGTCGAGAGATGTACTTTGCACAGACAGCCGGCACAGGCTCGGAGATGAGCGACGCATCGAGCTTGAACGGAAGGCCAAGATCGTTGACGTCCTTGGTCGTAGGTTCACGAAGCGTCAGCTCAACGATTTCCGTAGTGCCGTGCTGAATGGGCTGAGAAAGAGTGAACGTTTCCATCAGCCGAGCTCCCCGTTGGTGCCTTCCCACTTGACCGTCAGCGTACCGTCGACGGGCTTGTAGGCGATCACGTCAGTCACATATGCGTCGCTGAGCGTGTAGACCATGCCATTCGCACATTCGACCGTGATCGTCTGAGCGACGTTTTCCTTGATCTCTTCGATCGGAAAGTCGGACGGAACAATGAAGTCACCACTGACATACGGAGCCGTGACGGTCTCCTTGAAGCCGGCAACGCCAGTCGTGGAAAGCATCGTCTCACGCTGAACAGAAGTCAGCGGGAATTCAATGTTTCCCTGAAGCTCAAGTTGCTGACCGTTGACCTTGACAAAGCAGGTCCCTGCAATTTTCTTACCCATGATTACTCCTGATGCTGAAGGCGGAACTGATTGAGAACCGCAAAAATCCTGAGCTGGTTCACGTAGTCAGGCGGGAACAGCACATCAAGCCTGTTGGGATTGTTGACATTACGCTCAACGATCAGATACTTCTTGAAGAGATCTGCGTTCTCGACGATTCCCTCGAGTTCCAGGCGTCGATAGAGAGCGATCAGCTCACCGCGGATGACGGACGGCGTCACAATCGCCTGACCTGCACCGAAGCGAGTGCCGTCGGATGCAAGTTTGTGACGTGCGTACTTGCTCGTGATGATCGACTTCATCTGACGAAGGACATAAGCCGACGTGTGAAGCGTCTCAGAGTCAAGGTACGAAGCGTCAGCGTCACCAAAAGAGTTCTTCTGATACGTCGTGATGGCGCGTTCGATCATGACCGAACCGCTGATCGTGTACAGCGTTGCAATTCCGTTCTCGAGAAGCGTCTGGCGATCCGTCTGAGCGAATCGAGAGCCTTCAGGCGAGGCCATCACGCCAGTCAGGACACCCGTTTGCGTCGGACGAGCCGGGTCAGCAGAGATGAAGACAGACGTGCGAGCGAGGTAAGCCGCAAGGACTTCGGCCGCATGCGTCGGAAGCTTCGGTTCGACACCAACAACCGTTTCGTGCTGATTGTTGCGAGTCTTGCCGAAAGCGACGAGTGCATTCACATCACCACGCTTGGCCGTGTACACGTGGCCGAAAAGCATCTGGAAAGGAGACCAGCGGCCGCTCGTGTCATTCATCTTCTCGGCAAGCTTGTCGAGCGTGGCCGCGTCGGCATACGGACAGCCAACGAAATCGTAAGACTCATCGCCCATCGCATCAAAAGCGGCGGTCAGATCAGGATCGGCCGTGCCGCCAGCCATCTGGGTAATCTCAACCCTGATGCCAGCCGGAAGCGTTTCACCGTTGATCGGGCCACGAAGATTGACCGCAAGCTGAATGCCGTTGCCGACAGTGCCCTTCTGCTTTGCATTGACCGTGCATGCGCCTTCATTAGCGCTTGCCGTGACCGGCAAATCCTTGACAACAGTAATTGCGTCGCCAAGGCTCTTGGCGATCTTGGAAGCCGTGTCGCCTTCGGCAACGGCCACCTGAACTCGCTCACCGCCGACATAGAAGCTCAGCGTACCTGCCTCAAGAGCAGTACCAGAGATTTCGGCCTTACCGGATGCAGCACCCGCGTCTTCGCCATCGGCGACAGGGATGCACACGAGCTGGCCAAAAGAGTCAACCTTGCGATAAGCGTCGACCATGCGAGCGAGCATAGAGCCTCGCCCAAAAAGGCTTTTCGCCATCGCGGCTGTGGACACAAAGACAGGCTTGCCAGCTTCAGCCGTGCCGACCTCAATCATCTGACCGATGAGGAGAGAAGCGGTCTGACTCGTCGGCGTGGCGGCCTGAGAGTTGTCCATTTCCGCATAAAAAAGCGGCACTCGAATGCCGCTCGGAATCGTGTTAAAACTCACGCTCATTTGAATTCCACCTTAAAAGATTGCTCAGGTCGACCGTCGGGCTTTCCTGAGATTGATGGTTCGATTTGATCGACGTCGACGTCCATACCCTCGAAAAGCTGAAGCTCGTCCAGCTCAGTCTGCTGATACGTGTCAGAGACATCTAGGTACGTCTCAAAAGCAAAGTCGAGCTGGTATGCCGCACGAGCATCGTCAAGGTAGATCAGAGATCCGCCATCAAAAACGATTTCGCTTGACTCGTCGAGAGGTCCAAACTTTGTTGAAAGCAAGGCTTTGAAAACTTCTCGGCGCAGAAGCTCGATCCACCGAGACGCATCCTGACCGCGTTCGTCCGCAAAATTCGGCACGAGCAGGATGACGCCAAAAGTGTTCGTGATCGTCTGGTAGTAGCTGGCCTGCGACTCATTCGGGCCTGCATCTTCGCGAAGAGGCACGACATACGCAGCAGGCAAGGCGGGATTTTCATCTTCCGTCAAGCCTGCCCACTGAGCCGCGCCAGCTACTCGGCCGTCTAGCGTCTTACAACGCTTTCTCAGCGCGGAAATGATTGGATCAAGAATCATTTGATCGCGTCTCCAAGTGCATCAAACATCTCGCTTTCAAAGGTCTTCGCGTATTTGTCCGCGGCCTCTGGCACGAAGTTTTTGCGAGGCGCTGCCACCTTTTTCCCTGCTCTCTGTTTGTGCGATCTGGCTTCTTGAGCCGTCTCGGAATATGGCGCTCTATGGCCATACACAACAAAAGCGGGATAGTAGGCAGGCATTGCCTGCGTCTTCGTCGGATAGACCGCAACGGAATACCCAGACTTCGACACTTTGACCTTGATCGACTCCGCCATTTCACCCGTTTGTTTGCCGGGGAACTGACCAGCCTCAGACACAGCCTCACGCGAAATCATCTTTCTGGCGATCTTGCGAACGGCATTACCTGATTTGCGAAGCGGCTGTTTCAAAGCCTTCGGATCGTAGTCAATCTTGCGATACCCAGGATCGACGGCGCACTGCACAAGCATCAGTCTTTTCCTCCACGTCAAGAACGGTGAAGCGGTCAAGACCGCCAAGATCAGCTACACGACGAAGGCGATAAATCACGCCTTCGATCATCAGCTCGGTCACGCTCTTGAAGTCTCGAGGACCAGTGCGACCGGGCATCGAGCGAACAATCACACGATGCGTCACACCAGACTCGATCTGCTTCGATCCGAAGTAGATGCAAGAGCCGACAGGCTCAAGCCTCCCCCACACGACATCTTCGCGGACAGACGCTTTGGAAAACCCAAGACGTTCATCCGGCACAGACATCGTGTGAAAGATCTTGACCCTTCGATTCAGCTTTCCGATTTCAGGTCGATTCATTTCCACGTCCTAAAAGGATCGAGCAAAGCATGAAGTTTCGGCAAAGGCGTTACAGCACCTTCAACCGTGGCTTCACGATGCTCGTAGTAATGGGCGACCTGAATCAGAATCCATTGCCTGATCGCGGCGGGAACGTCGGAAGGTTCAGCGCCATAACCGACCGTCCCTTCTCGCGAGATCAAGCCGCGCTGTAGCTCGTGCTCAGCCATCTGGGTAGCGGAGAGACACAAAGCCTCGATCAGCGCATCGTCAGCGGAGTGATCGACGCGGAGATGAAGCTTTGCGTCCTCGAGCGTCACAGCTGACTTCGCCGTAGACGTGTCAATCATGACGCCTCCTTACTTAGGCCGTCGGGAGCGTGAGAGAGCCGCCGACGAGGGCCTTGGTACGTTCGACGCCGAAGCCGAGACGGCGTTCAGCACGGATCGTGACCAAGTTCTTCTGAACGTTGTCGCTGTCCTGTTCGAACAGTTCGACGGTCATGCCCTGACGGTTCCAAAGCGTAGCGGCCTGCGTAAAGTCGCCGACGAGGAACTTGCCAGCGGTAATGGCCGGCGTCGTCCAGACCGGAAGGCCCCAGAGATACTTCGGAGCGACAGAAGCCGGATGACCGAGGTAGTAGTCACCAGAGGCATTCTTTTCCATCTGCATGTTCGTCCAGTCAGCCGGATTCAGAAGAATCACGTTCGGACGGAAGAAAGCCTGTTCGACCTTGGACTTGGCCATAAGGATGAGGTCAAAGGACGTCGGGTTCTTCGGAAGCTGAGCAAGCTTCGTGATGCCGTGATCGGTGAAGTTGCCGGCGGTAAGGATGCCGGAGAGATTCTGGCCCGTGCCGTTGCCGGTGACGAGCTGATCTTCGACGACAAGATCGATGCCGTACACAAGACGCTGATTGATGTAGGCGACAAGAGCCGGAGCATCAGACATCAGCTGCTTGGACACGCGAGCAAGGTGAGCGATCGTCTTGATCGTGCCCGTCTTGGTCTCGACGGCGGTAGAACCAAACGGCTTCTGAGCGCCTTCAGCAACGAATGCCGCGCCGTTGACGTTCTCGGCTTCCTTTTCCTGGACGTATTCAAAAGCGTTCGTGGTAATCGGGAGCGTCGGGAAGAGACCTTCAATCGTGAGCGGACGGAAAGCACCAGCGAGGATGCCCGGACGACGGTACGCCTGAACGATGCCACCGGTCGGCGTCGTGATCGGATTGACCGCTTCCTTCTTGTCAAACGTTTCAACGAGTTCGACACGAGCCTTCTGGGCAGAGCCGTCGCGGAAGGCCTTGAAGCCGTCGGCATCGACGACGTTGTCGCCAGCCGTCTTAACTTCGGCTTCCTGCTTGGCAGCCACACCCTTCTGCTGAAGTTCCATCAGCTGACGAGAAAGCTTCGTCTGCTCTTCACCGAGGCGCTTCAGCTCAGCAGCGTTCGACTTGCTGGTCTCGTCCATCTTGCCTTCGACACGGTCGAGGGCTTCCATCACTTGCTTGATTTCATCAGCCATAGTTTCACCTTTCATTTAGGAGAGAGAAAGCTCAAGCTTCTTGACTCGCTCGAGCAGTTGAGTTGCCATCTTTTCCTCTTCCTCAGACTCCCTCTGAGAAGCGAAAAGCTTCTTGGCTTTTGCGACGATGGACGTCGCGGTCGACTTAGAGAACCCGCCTGCCTCCCGCAGGAAGTTTTCAAAGTCACGAATGGTTTGAAGTTCGTCGATCTCTTCGGAGCGGATTTCGGAGACGCGAGCGTCGCCGTCCGCCGGGAAGTTCACGATTGAGATCTCATAGAGCTTGGAGACCGACTTGATGATGCGACCGCCGTCCTTCTTGCGCTCGTAGTCGCCTTCGGAAAGACGGAAGCCGATCGATAGCCCGTCAACAGTCCCGTGCTTCATGGCGGCCAGAATGGCGTCAGACTGAGGATTGCCTGGCGTCAGTTCCCCTTCAACCAACAGCCCCTTCTCGTCCTCAACCGCAGAGAGCCACTTACCTACCGGAAGCCCCCAGTCATGAGCGAAAAACATTTTCGGCATGCCGTTGTCGGCCAAGGTCTTCAGATATGCGCCCGGCAGAATCGTGTCGCCGTAGCTGTCGTTCCCGTTAAACGTCGAGGCATACCCCCTGAACTTACGGGTGTTGCCTTCGAATCTAAGCTCCACGCTTTCAAGTGGAAGACTTTTGAAAATCGTCATCATTGCCTCACTGGTGTTCCGTCTTTTGGAGAAGATCCGACGCGAGACACCTCTCCCAACTTGTCAAGCGGGACCAGGTTCGATTGTGCTGTGAGCGCGTCACCTCCCTCCACGGGTGGGAGGTTCTCGAGACGGCGGATCTCGTTGCGGCTCATCGCACCGTTCTGTGCCATGGTTGAGTAGAACTGCGCTCGCTCCTGCGGCGTCGTGCGCAGGAAGCCGTCGAGTTTGAACTCGATCGTCATATCAACATCGGTGATGGGAATCAGGCGTCGGCTCAGCGCCTGCTCGAGCTGTTTGCAGAGCGGTCCGATCGTGAACTTGTGGAAACCCTCAACGATCTGGGCGATGCCGCTGCCCCAAGTGGTCTGCGCATTCGAGCCGACCAAGACGCCCGGCACCCCAAACCATCGGCAGATCTCTTCGACGCTGAACTGGCGAGTCTGCAAAAGCTGAGCGTCGGCCGGCGTGAGCGAGAGCTGCGTGTACTTGAGGCCGCGGTCGACCACGTACAGACCGCCGCCCTTTGCAGTCATTCCCTTGAAGCGTTCGCATACCGCCTTCAGTTGCTTGTCATCAAGCGTCGAATCAGTGTAGAGAACGCCGGACGGTTTCGATCCGGATCCGTAAAGACGCGTCGCGTTGTCCTGAGCAGAGATCGCCTCATCCGTCGTGGCCCGCATGTACTCGAGCTTCGAGAGTCCGATGAACCCATTGCCAAGGCCTTTCCAGTGAATCATGTTCTCGGGGGCGATTACGGCGATTGCCCCGTCCTGATAGTACGTGTAGACCTCACCGCCTTCGACGATAGACACCTCCATCTGATCCGGTGAGAGGGGGATCAGAGCTACCGGCTCTCCCTCGCCGTCTCGAATGATCTGGGCGTAGGCATTGCCTCGTAGCATGCGGTTGACGACCATCGCAGAGATGAACTCGTTTTGCGTCATCCAGGCATTTGGACGGTCATGAAGCAGCATCCACAGACGGCTTTGCTTGTCTGGATGGCGGCCGCCGTCAGCCGTATCGCGGTAGACGTAGAGTGGCAGCGTGCTGATGGTCTGAGCAAGAAGCTCGACGCATGCGAAGACTGCAGAGATCTGCAGGGCCGCGTCCGGCGTGACCGTCTTCGTCTGCTCGATGATGGGCGAAACCGGCATAGGGATCTGCTGCCCGGACGCAGTGCCGAGCGGACCGCCCCATCCGGCCACCCAATTGATCAAACGTTTTACGAACATTCCTACCACTCAATAAATACGGACTCCGAAGACTCCTCAATGTCGTCGAACGGATTGGCTTCATCCGCCGTGCTGGAGATCCCCAGAGCCATGATCAAGGCGACTATGCCGTCGATCTTGTTCTCGTACCTTTCCTTCCTTGGAAAGATGTTGTCCTTCGCATCGAGCTTGGCCACGACGTTTCCCATCATCCATCGGAGAACGGGATTCCCGTCATGGTTCACGCGCTTGTCCTGGACCAGCGCCTCGAGCGACTTCATCGGATCCGAAAAGTTCTGGACCGTGTTCCGATACTCGACCATAGGAGCACCGTCGTTCCCGAGATTAGTAGCGAGCTGCAGCGCGTTCCACGGGTCATAGGCGATGCCCTTCACATCAAAGCGTGACAAGTCGTCACGGATATCCTCTTCGATGCGGGCGAGGTCCGTCATCGCACCGCCGGATTGCGTGATCCAGCCTTCCTCGACCCAACCTCGATACTGAGAGTTGGTCGACTTCTCGACGGCGGCCTCAGGCAAATAAAAGTCGGCGAAGACAACGAAGGACTTGCCGACCGGAAAGAGAAGCACCTTGGCCGTGACGTCGTTCTTTGCTCCGACGTCCAAGCCGATGTAGCAGGGCTGACCTTCGAAGTCGCTTCGATCGACATTGATCTCGCCCGCTTCCCAGGCCTGCATGTCCATCCAGGCCGACGAAGCGGAGCACCAGATATTCAGGTGCTTGGTCTTGAAGTTGTTGACAGCGCTCGGAAGCGCGATGGCTTTCTTCATCAGGGACGTAATGATTTCCGGCCGGACGGAGATGCCCCAGTTCGGGTTCGCCTTCTCCAAAGCCTCGACCGTCGTCCAGTCGTCGCCGTCGTCCAGACCGTAGACGATCCCGAACTGCGTCTCGTCCACGACGCTCTTCTCGAGCACCTTCGTGACCATCGTTCGAACTTCGTAGCAGATGCCCGACGTATCGAACCCCGCCGTCGTAATGACGAACATCAGCGAGTTCTTGCGCTTGCCGGTCGACGTTTCGACCACGTCGTAGACGGCTCGCGTCTTGTGGGCGTGCAGCTCATCGATGATGGCCAAGTGAGTATTCAAGCCGTCAAGGGTCGAGCCTTCTGCGGACTTCGCCTGAAAGGTCGAATTGCTGGTCGGCACGTAGAGCGCGTTCGCCAGCACCTGAAGCCCGAACTTGTTCCGTAGCGGCGCATTCCGCTCAGCCATCACCTTCGCGTCACCGAAGACGATCTTCGCTTGGTCTCGCGTGGTGGCGAAGCTGTAGACCTCGGCACCGCCTTCGCGGTCGGCGACCAAGCAATAGAGACCGACACCGCTAAGCAATGTCGAATTGTGCGTTTGAATGAACCCTCTGGTGGCAAGATAGCAATGGTCTGGCGAATCAACTTCAATGCATCGAACTGGCACAGACTCAACCTTGTCGCACCGAACAATTTGACGGTAATCCTGCAAGCTACGCTTCGCCGGACGTTCCCGCATACGTTCCAACTTTCTTGTCAGCTTGAATACAGGCACATCCTTGTACGCATGGAACAGAATCCTATAAGCAACGCCGCACGACTTACTAGCAATTGCTGTTTCCTTTTCCATGATGCGCGGCCGCATGCCAAGAGACGAAATCAACGCATACACGTCATAAGCGATTCGCTTATCTTTTTGAACAAACTCACACTGTCCCTGACCCTTACTGATGAAGCCATCCGTATCCATCAAGCCGCGCAACAACTCAAGACGCTGTTCCTTTGATGCAAACAAGTAGTCAGAAGGGATGTGCTTATTTCCAAGGACGCCCAGTGCTTTTAACTGACTATGAAATGTTCCGTGACGTACGCCCTTTCGTCCATCGCTGAATGACCAGGCATAGTTGCCATTAACTTTGTGAACAGGGTACCCCAGAGCCACGATTCGTTCGATGGTTTCTGCGTCTGCACATGTAAATCGACAACCCATAGAGGCACCATCGCCAAGCCATAAGCCAAGCATGTACGGATGAATAGGAAGGCACTTCTCTTGGACATCGAACGGAGCGGCGACCTTAATCCGGTGATTCCGATCGCCATGACAATACAGTGTCCGTGCGATTTCCTCAGTCGTCTTGACGGTCGGCTTCGGCCCAGCGTGTTTTCCCCCGCGTCCCTTCAACCGGTCTCTGTCTCTACGGCTGTCGGTTACCCACTGGTGATAAGCATCGGCGACAATAACTTCGCCGGTTGAGAATTCAACCTCGTAACACGGTCTGTCATTCATCACCTCGGTCGCAGCGACGATCTTGCACGGCTTGCCATCGGACCCGAAAACATAATCCCCCACCTTTAGATCTTTCATAAGACGAAAACCTGAGGGAGTCGGGATCTCAGTATCTAGGGCCAGCGCCTTTCCATTCCCACGCGGTACCTCAACGTAGGCGCGACGATAGCGTCGGCCGCCGTCATCCCGGCGACGCCAACCAAAGGCCGTTGTCAGGGTGAACACCTGCCACGGCTCAAGATGGATGCGAGTGCCGGCAAGCTCACCCTTCGTGTGGGTGAGAAGTTCGATGAACTTACAGACTCGATTGGCCTCGTTTTCGTCGAAAACATATAGGGACCTGCTGCCTGCATAGGTCTTCAAGTCAGCCAGCTGCCGATCTACGGCCAGCTTTACCCACTTGCAGGCAGGAATCTTCCCGCCAAGAACGTCGGCGGCGTACTGCCTGGCGATCCCGCAATAGTCTCTAGAAGCCATCGTATTCGTCCTGCTCCTCTTCTTTTGCATCAACCTTCACACGCGCGCGCGAGACAGGCGTAAATCCGAGCTCTTTTTCGCAGGCTGCGAGCACCTGCTGCACTTTGATGAGTGCGTTGAAGCGAGGGTTCAGCTTGTCGGAGATATTGCCTTCCTCATCCAGCGCGACGACGTCCTCGTGGTCGAGCTGCTTGGCGATCTTGCGATAGAGCGCATAGTTCCTCGCCCAGCGCTCTAGCACCGTCACGTCAAGAGCCGTGAGCATTCCCTTTGGTGCGCAAGCAATCGCCAACCTCCACGCCTCGCGGGCGTCTTTGGTCAAGCCGACGGGCGGCGTCTCAGTCAAAGTAGCGTCAGAGATGACGATCGACCTCGACCGACGGCACGGCTGAAGCGTACCCGACGCGGCCTTCTCGGCATCCGACTTGCTTGCTCTCGGCATTGAAAACTCCACGAATTGCACGCGTAAAAAATTAGCTGGGGGCGCGGTCTAGATCCATTGGGGCGGCGACTTTTGACCCGCCCCTACCCTTCACGCGTATTATGAACAGCAAAGCAACCTCAAAAGGAGATCGGCATGGGATTTCTATCAGCCATTTTCAAAGTCTTCTTTCCATCTGGCAGCAGATCAACGAAGCCCGAAAAGAGCGAGCGTGACTACGATCTAGAAGAATGGGAAAGAAACAAGAAGTTATTGACGAAAGCGATGACAGAAACGCTTGAACTCACCAGCTTCTCTTACGACACCAAATCCAAGTTTCTCAAACAGATCGACACCTATTTGAGCAAGCAAGAAAGCAACGAGAAGTGCACGTTGTTCGATCTCCTTTACCCAATCGTCAAAGACACTGACTGGACTTGGCAAGAGTGGGAATACTGGGCACCGATTTGTTTGTCCAAGCGCATCGCCACTCGCGGCATGCATAAAACGTGCAGGCCTTGGGCAGACGTACTGGACATCGAAGCCGAACGTGCCAAATACACCGTAAACGGATTTGTTGAACGCCACACGATCAAAGATATTCAAGCCAGACTGTCTGCAATCAAGGAAGACGTTCCCGCCTTCAAGAGAAAGAATCAGCTTTCTGAATATCTAGAGAGCAACGAACCCTTGTTCACTCAAATCCTCGATGACGAGATCAAGGAGAAGTGGAACAAGAAGCGTCACAACAACGGCCACACAAAAGAAGCAGAGTTTCAGCTCTTGTGCGAAACAATCGCAGACCGCTACTACGATCTGTCAGAGATTGCTGACGCCAGAGAATGCGGCCCCTGCAAGTTCGAGATAACGTTCGATGACGAGCCAGAAGACGAAGCCTTGTACAAGCTTGGAAAGAAGAAGGATGCACCTTGGAAGGGCAAATATCTTCCAAACGTTCCCGGCTTAAGTTTTATGCGAGAGGACGTCTAAAAGGAATTTCCAAAGCCGCCGTCTTCGCGAGCAGTCTTCTTGGAGTGACACTCGTGACACAGCGGCTGAAGGTTTGACTCATCCCACATGAGCACTGGATTGCCCTTGTGCGGCCTGATGTGGTCGACGTCGGTCGCCAACTTGATAATCCCGCGCTTCTCACACTCAACACAGAGCGGATGCGCAGCAAGGATCCGAGCTCGAAGACGCTGCCACTTGTAGCCATAACCACGAGCGGACGACGATCCCTTTCTCTCGGCTCGGCGCCTCTCCCGATCAGCCGCGAACTTCGCGTCACGAGCCTCGCCTGCGGCCTTGTGAGCTTCGCAATACTTGGACTTGGCACCAAGCGGGACCGGCTTGCGGCAGCCTGGATACTTGCAGAGAGTCAAGATCGGCATCCTTCACCTGAATAAAAGGTTCATCTCGGAAGTCCGTGGAACGCGGCCTTCCGAGATGAACCAAGAAAAAGCGGCTTATTGAGCCTGCTGAACAGGCTTTCCGTCAGAGCCGACAGGTACGTAAACGACCTGCGGTTGCTGAGCTTGTGCCGGCTGCTTCGGTTCGTCGTCCTTTGTCACTGCGTCGTAAATGGCATTGCCAGCCATAGAGCCTGCGGCGGCCCCCATGACAGACGACCAGAAGCCGCCACCACTGGAGGCAGGGGCCTGATTCACAGTCTGGTTGACAACGGTCGTATTTTTCTTCACGACGGTCGTGCTCTTAGGTGCATAAGTTCTGGCCGGAGCAGGACGGGAGAAAGATCGACCGCCGCTAAAGCCTCGACCACCTCGTGCTTCCGCAGCTGTAGAAACGAAAAAGGCGACCGCAATGGCCGCCACAATAGCTTTCTTCATAGGTAACCCAAGTAATTAGAGAGGGCGAGGATTTCTCCCCGCCCCGACCTCGGAGCAAACTGCCCTAAGGTAGCGAACCATCAATAGAAAAAGGGCGGCCTCTTTCGAAGTCGCCCTTTCCCGTCTTTCTTCCTTCGGAGTTTCTCGATGTCACCCTTGCGTCAGCGACTCAGAGAAGAACTAGCGCCTTGAGCGCTTGCTACAGATACACTTCGGCCTGCGCGTGCGCTCATTTTGGCTGATTCACAGCTTCGTACTAATTCATGAGCAAAGTATAGAGAACCCGTTTCAAGGTCTGCACCCCTATTTTTACGTCCGCTTACACTAAACAGCAAAAATCTTGTTCAGGCATCGTAGAGCCGACGGAGCAAGTTCCCTAGCAGCCACTCGGCCGCCATCAGATCATCGGCTGCATTGCGCCTACTCGTACCCGCTGCCCGACAGAGTCGACCGAACGCGAACCACTGGACATCCTTAGCAAGGTAAAACGTCACGATCAGCTTCTTTTCGATAGCCGGCATGAGAGGTGAGCAAAGAGCCGTCTCGACCTTTTCAGCGTCAGCCAGATCCAACTGTTTAGACGGCGCCGCCTTGCACGGTGCATTCTCATCGCGTCCATACTCCCTCAAAAGAGTTTCTTCCAACGCAAGGAATGGTGCTCGCCCCCATGAAGAGACTGCCCTACGCGGCGCGAAGACCCTCAACCAGTTCTCCAGTCTCTTCACAGTCTGCCAGTCCCGCTCCACAATTACCTCCCAGTACCTTTGCCAGCAAATCCTCAAGCGAACACCCCTCGAAGCTTCTGCCCTCACCCTGCGCGATGAGCACCTCTCCCTCATCTTTGA